AATAGTTCCTGACTTTGAACAAGTCGATAACGACCCCCGGTGGATCGCGTGGCTCGACGAGCACGATCCCATTTTGCGGGGGCCGCGCAGGGTTCAGGCTGTACAGGCATACAATGCCGGTGATGCGGAGGCTGTGGCTCACTACGTGGGCCTTTTTAAGCAGACGATCACTGACACACCGAAGCCTGAGAGCACAAAACGCCAATCTGAACTCGAAAAGCAGGTTGCGCCGAACCGTTCCGCTAACTCATCGCGGACTCAAAGCGCAGGTCGTGACTCCAAGATTTACTCTGCCGGTGAAGTAAAGGCAGCTTGGGACAAGATCAGAGTTTTGAATACGCGAGGAAAAGTGGACGATGCGGCCAAACTTGAAGCTGAATTGACGACTGCGTACCTCGAAGGTCGCGTGCGAGCATAAGTGCTAACACGTAATCAGTCGTTGGACCCAACTAAGTAGGAGGCCAAAATGGCTGTTTTTCCCACCACTGGTGATTTTACCACCAACCCTGAATACTCCGGCGGTTTTATCCCGCAGCTCTGGTCGAACAAGCTCAACGCTAAGTTCTACGTGAGCACCATGATGACTGAGATCGCCAATACCGATTGGGAAGGCGAGATCAAGAACCAAGGCGATACGATCCGTATCCGCACAGCACCGTCGATCACTATCCGTGATTACGCTGGCGCTGGCTCCAGCCTGACATCTGAAGTACCGGCTCCGATCTTCACTGACATGCAGATCAACAAGGGCAAGTATTTCAGCGTTCAGGTCAACGACGTGCTCGCCCATCAGGCCGACATGGACTTGATGAACATGTTTACCGATGACGCAGCTAAGCAGCTGAAGATCGCCATCGAGAATGAAGTGTTCTTCCAGTGGTTCGTGACGGAAGGTTCTGCTGCCGCAAACGCGGGTGCAACTGCCGGTGCTCTGTCTGCCAACTACAACCTCGGTACGGATGTTGCTCCGATTGACCAAGCGACTCCGCGCAACGTCCTCGATGCGATCCTCCGTATGTCTGCTGCGCTTGACGAGCAGAACGTGCCGGAAGATGGCCGCTGGCTGATTATCACCCCGTATGACCGCCAGCTGCTGATGCAGACAGAAATTGCGCAGGCATACTTCACCGGCGATCAGTCTTCGACTATTCGCTCCGGAAAGATCGGTATGCTGGATCGCTTCTCGGTCTATGTGTCGAACCTGCTGCCTCGCGGTGAAGCCGGTAAGGCTCTTGTTCCGGGCCTGTCCGCGACGTCCACTGGTGGCGCAGTAACCAATGCCAAGGCCCGCCGCCTGATGGTTGCTGGCACCAAGCACGCTTGCTCGTTTGCTTCGCAGATCAGCAAGACAGAACCGCTCCGCAACCAGACAGACTTTGGCGACATCGTTCGCGGTCTGGCCGTCTACGGTCGCAAGGTTCTGAAGCCCGAAGCCATGGTGACTACTCTGGTCGGCTCCGCAACATAAGCCTGAAATCAGGGGGGCTTCGGCCCCCCTAGCCACATAGAGGATACCCCATGGACCCGTGGAAACTGATTGAACTGACACAGGCGGAAGTTGCCTGCAACCGAGCCACAGCCCGCATCGACGGTAAGCTCGTCATCGTCGCCCGCATGGGTGAGTCGGAGATGCAGCTGACCGAAGAAGGTGCGCAGCTTGCAGCGGCGCTCAACGAGCAAAGCTCCACCAAGCAGAAAAAGGCAAAAGCGCCTGCTTCTGACGTATAATAGAGGGCCGTGAAATGTCTGTTGTCCGCGTCATTGACATCATCCGCCGCGTTGAAGACGTCCTTCAGGACAGCAATGTGCGGTGGCCCAGAGTTGAGCTTCAGAACTGGCTCAACGAAGCATACCATGCCATCACGCTTGTCCGACCGGATGCTACCGCTAAGGCGGAAAGTTTCACGTGCGCGGCAGGTACTCGACAGGTTCTTACTGCTCAGCATCCGTCAGCCTTGCGCCTTCTCGACGTTACCCGAAACTTGGCCGCAGCCTCTAACAAACAGGCGGTGCGCCTCATCCAACGTAGCGTCCTAGACGACCAGCGACCCGCATGGCACGCAGAGACCGGCACGGTGGACATCCAACATTGGATGTTTGACCCGCGCCAACCGAAAGAGTTTTTTGTGTACCCACCAGCTCTGGCAACTACGGAGCTTGAGGTCGTCTATGCGGACACACCCGGCATCCACGCACTTACAGAGTCCCAACTGGACCCGAGCGGTTCGCAGGCCGATGTTATCTTGTTGGATGACATCTACATGTCCCCGATCATCGACTGGGTTCTGTACCGTGCCTACTCCAAAGATGCTGAGTATGGGGCTAACGAGGCACGGGCAACCGCCGCGTACCAAGCCTTTAATGCGGCACTGGGGGTGAAAGCGCAGGCAGACTCGGCCAGTAACCCCGTTGACGCAAGTTCTGTGAGCGGCGTCTAAGATGGCAGAGCCGTGGAGAACATTTTACCCACACGTGCAACCGCACGTTCCCGGTTGTCCGGAGGTGACGATAAACTATCACCTTCAGACAGCTGCGGAGAACTTGTGCAAACGCGCCGAAGTCTGGCGAGATGTATTAGGTCCGGAAGCGACCGAAGCCGGGATTAGCGACTACAAGGTTTCCACGTTCGGCCAATCGCGGTTAGAGAACATACCGGCGCTGTATCTGGATGGTGCCAAACTCCACAGGGTTACTGATCTTTACCACACAGAGTCACCAGACTGCCCGCAAGGAAAACCCTTGCGCTTTTCGGTCTACGGGGACGAGATGGTTAAGTTTTTTCCGACACCGGACAAAGAGTACACGTTCCAAGGTACGATGGTACTAACGCCAAGTGTTAACGCATCCGGTGTTCCGGATTTCATATACGAAGACCATCAGCAGACGGTTACTTATGGTGCTTTGGCCACTCTAATGGCTACTCCACACAAAGAGTGGAGCGACGCAGAGGGGGCAGCTTACTACCACGCAAAGTTCTGGAAATGTGTGGACGACGCCAAGGGGCGCGACACAAGACGATCAAACCTTCAGGTGGCGATGAGGCCACTAGCCTGAGACCATAACAAAAGGAGTTAGATATGGCTTTCCTCGGAGATCGGGTTTTCGACAACGGCCTCACCGTGTTGGACACCGAAGCAAACGCGATCCACATCACATCGCAAGAGGCGGTTGATTACGCCGGTGCTACTACAACACACACGTTGGGAAATAGCACTTCCTTGTCTGTCGGAGCACCAGCAGACCGGTCTGGCGGCGGTCGGGAAGTGACTGTAGCTGCGATTACAGACGGCTCGGTTACAGGCACCGGAACCGCAACACACTATGCCATCGTGGACACAGTGAATAGCCGCCTACTCGCCACCGGCGCTTTGACTGTTTCCCAAGGTGTCAGCACCGGAAACACGTTTACCCTCGGATCGTTTACAATCGGCATCCCAGACCCCGCCTAATTTGAGGACTGATAAATGGTCAAACTCGTCAACCGCGCCAAAGTCGCCACGGCCACAACCGGCACCGGTACGCTCACGCTGGGCGCGGCTGAGAGTGGCTACCAGACGTTCGCTGATGCGGGCGTGGCCGATGGCGATACTGTCTCGTATGTGATCGAGGAGGGCACGGACTGGGAGATCGGCACCGGGGTCTACACCGCGTCTGGTACAACTCTCTCGCGCACCGTGTCTGAAAGCAGCAACTCGGACGCGGCGCTGAACCTCTCTGGGTCTGCTGTTGTGTTTGCCACTGCGGCTGCGGCTGATGTGATGAACACGACGAACCCCGTTATTACCGCAGGGACCATTACAGAAGATGTCTACGCCCTGAGCGGTACGAGCGTTGCCTTGGAACCTGATAACGGGTCGGTTCAGACGCATACGTTGACCGGAAATACAACCTACACAGACGGCTTCTCTGCGGGTCAAGCGATCACGCTTATGGTTGATGATGGTACCGCCAACACAATCACTTGGCCCACGATCACCTGGGTGAACAATGGCGGCTCTGCTCCGACATTGGCAACGTCCGGTTACACAGTCATTGCTCTGTGGAAAGTTAGCACAACGCTCTATGGCGCTTTGGTTGGAGACGGCTCGTAATGCTGTGGCATAAGACTCAGGGGGCTGGCGGGTTGTGGCGTCCTGCTTGGGATTTAAGCAATGCCTCCTACGATTCCGTCTCGTTTAGTATGGCTACGCAAATAGTTAGTCTCCAAGGGTTATTTTTCAAAAGCGATGGACGTAAATTATATGGCGTAGATCGGGCCAGTGCTACAATATACCAATATTCCTTGTCTACCGCTTGGGACGTATCTACGGCGTCATATGACTCAGTATCGTTTGACGCCTCCGCACAAGGGGGAGCAGCCACGGGCTTTTACATAAAAGATGACGGGACAAAACTGTTTATAGTAAACGGCGCTACCAATGATATTTTTGCGTACACTATGTCAACAGCTTGGAACATAAGTACCGCAAGCTATGACTCCATAAGTCTTGACGTACAATATCAAGACGAAGCGCCGCAAGGGCTGTGGTTTAAGTCCGACGGAACTAAAGTTTACATGGTAGGGCAAACTACAGATAGTGTATATCAGTATTCTATGTCCACAGCTTGGAACCTAAGCACTGGCAGTTACGACTCTGTTTCGTTAAATGTTACGTCTCAGGACGGCTCGCCTTCCGATATTGTGTTTAAGCCTGATGGCACGAAACTATTTGTGTTGGGCGCTGACAACGATTCTGTTTACCAATATTCTTTATCTAATGCGTGGGATTTGAGCACGGCCTCGTATGACTCAGTATCTTTTAGCATCTCTTCAGAAGAAACTAACCCGAGAGCATTGGCTCTTAAAGCGGACGGTAAAAAGTTTTATGTGGGAGGGAATGTTAATGACACGGTGTATCAATATTCCACTTGATAGGAGAGTCGTAAGATGCACGCAAAACAGATTAACGGCGAGTGGCAGCAATACACGCTCCGTCAGCTTCGCCAAGACAACCCGCAAGTCAGTTTTCCAGCGGAACTAACTGACTCACTCCTTGCTGAATACGGCATGTATCCAGTGCAAGTTGAGCCGCAACCGACGATTGATGACCGCTATCAGCGCCTAGTCCAAGGCGAACTGACAGAGGCAAACGGTGTTGTCACACGCGGCTGGGTGATCGAAGAAATCCCCGGCACGGTCGAGCGCGTGAAAAAGGAAGCCTACCGCAGGATCGTTGCTATCTGCCCTGAGTGGAAGCAGCGCAACCTCACGGCCCAAGCGGCACAGCTTGCCAAGAAGGGTGAAGCTAACTGGACGCCAGAAGAAGCGGCAGCATGGTCTGCTGGAGAAGCTATCTGGAACCAGATTGCCGCTATTCGTGCAGCCTCTGATGCGATTGAGGCGATGGACCCAATCCCGGCTGACTACACTCTGGACACGTACTGGACCTAACCGATGCTTGGCTTCTCCCCCATAGCTGCTGCACCCCTAGCGGATGATGGGGTTCTCACTCTTACTGCACAGTCGATCCAGACAGCAGCACCATCCATTGGGTCCGGTGCCCTCGCTCAAGAGCACAGCCTTACTGCACAGTCGATCCAGACAGCAGCACCACAGGTTCCAGACACCTTTGGAGCGGAAAGCAACAGCCTTACTGCACAGTCGATCCAGACAGCAGAACCATCCGTCGGGTCCGGTGCCCTCGCTCAAGAGCACAGCCTTACTGCACAGTCGATCCAGACAGCAGCACCATCCATCGGGTCCGGTGCCCTCGCTCAAGAGCACAGCCTTACTGCACAGTCGATCCAGACAGCAGAACCAGAGGTTCCAGACACCTTTGGAGCGGAAAGCAACAGCCTTACTGCACAGTCGATCCAGACAGCAGCACCGTCCGTACCGGCGGCGACAGCTACCGTTACTGTACATTTTGACGCTGGTGCCGTTGCTCTTGGGGTGCCAACGGTGGGCAGCCCGCCTTTTACCGAGAAACATGTTCTCGTTGCGGCAAACATAAACACTTTGCCGGTAGAGGTCTCCGGGACCAACATTCTGGTTTTTGTCCCACTCTACACTGATGACGTGTTGTACGGCCCGCCGCAGATGGGAAACCCGTACATAAACCCGGCGGTTGGCAGAGAGGCGGTTTACGGTGTCTCGGATGGTGTTTCTACTGCCACAGTCCGTCAATCCAAGAACTCTGCTGTTGTCCGGGAGACCGAGAACTTGGTCGAGGTGGTGAAGTCGGAAAACGCAGCTTAACGTGTTAACACGTAAGCACACTTGAAAAACTACGCGCTTTTTGTAAGGATGGCGCAACATTCAGGAGCACGCCATGGCGTTTGTAATCAAGCAGGGTGACACGTCGCCGGACTTCGTGGCCGACCTGAAGCACCCAGACAAATCCGCAGTTGTGCTAACCGGAGCGACCGTCAAGTTCCACATGCGAAGCTCGCGTCGTGGATCAACCCCAGTTGTTGGAAATGCCTCCATCGTGAACGATCTGGCAGGCACGGTAAAATACGAGTGGGCGGTTTCCGACACAGCGTCCACCGGAGACTACGAAGTAGAGTTTGAAGTCACGTTCGCGGACGGAAAAATTGAGACGTACCCAAACGAGGGGTACTTGGAAGTCTCTATCGACGGTGAGATCGCCTGATGCCGAGAGTTGACCAGAGCATATCCCTCGGGAGCATAATCAATTTGGCGGCTCTCTTGACGACTATTGCAGTTGCGTGGGGTGTCATGTCGGAACGCAGCACAGCAACGAGTAAAGACATCTCAGCTTTAAGTGAAAGTCTAGATCAGGAAAGTGAGAACAGGCGCACCCAAGCGACCGCCTTGGAGAGCCGAGTTAGGGTTGTTGAAAGCAGTCTTGCTCGCGCCGAAGAACGCAACAACGCCGTGCTGCAAGTGCTGGGCCGAATTGAGGCACGGTTAGAGCGGATTGAGCAGGGTTC